TGCTTATTTTGCTGGTGGATTCACCAACAAAATAAGGAGATTTTAAATCTCAAAGTATTACTTAAACTCATCTCAATTGATGTGTTTATTATTCTTGATAGAGTCATAGACGAAACTATGAATTCTATCTTGAATGTTAGTACTACTTTCATCAACTCTTGTCTCTAATCTTAGATAATCTAGATCAGTATTCAAGCCATCAAAGCTTTCATACAAATATAGCTCAAAAGATTTAAGACCCACAAAACTAGTTTTATACACAACTGGAGTACTGGCTCATGCCATACTTCAGATGTGAGAAACTAGATCTTTAGGTTTATCTTCTGGACTGTTAAGAATTTCTTCTTTTTCAGTTTTCAGAGCTAAGATATATCTAGAGAATGAGTCCTTTCATAACTTATCAAGTAATAATAAATCTTGATTATTCAATCTTGATTTCATTATTCCATCTAAGTTATTTAACCTCAAATGACTAATTATATCAAGTAATTGTGAAGTTTTATTCACGAAACCTTCTATAAGATTGGTCATTGATTCTATATGGTTCTTAAAACCATATGTCAATGGTCAATCCACTAGTAGATCAATGGGTATATCCTTAGATTCTCTAAGAATACTCATTTGTTTACTAATGTTAGTCTTTAAGGACTCAGCTTGTGGAACCATTCCGTAACTAAGAATCTCCCTTATTTTATAAGGGATTAAAGATTCTGGTCACACATTAAATTCTTCAATAACTATTTTATTATTAAGATATTTTCTAATATCTTCATAACTTAATAGGTTAAATGAGAATCTAATTGAATGGTGGAAATCATATAAGAGTTTTATTATAGTATTTTTAGATTTAATTCTATTAGATACTCTAATACCCTCATATAGATTTCCTATCAAATTCAATAGATCAATGTCCAAGTGCGGTCTACGTAAATAATAATTAAAAATATTCATGTATACAACATGCTTATTTTTAAAATTATTTAGTATCCCTTTTAGACTTAATCCACTGATTTCTCTCCCTTTTTGGATCCATCTCTTAGCAAATTCATATGTGTCATTTGACACATGTGTCTTTGGCTGTGAGATATCAACTCCAAGTCTAGTCATAATAGTAATATATTTATTGGCAACTTTATTGTTTTTAATAACAATATCATCACCTAATATAATATATTGATTAAAATGATCTAAACCACACAATTTAGCAGCTCATTGAACTACTAGATGGTGTGTTAGGGTAAAGGCGGCTCAGCTTGTATAGGCTCCCATTGGTTGACCAACAGAGTATCTTATACTCTTTTGTTCATAAATGAAATCCCTATCAACTAACAGATTCCTTCAAGATTTCGCAAAGTCCTTGTCATCATAAATATATGATAGCAATTTCTCTTGCAGATCTATTGGAAATCTGTCTGTGGCCGCTGATAAGTCAAGTGAGTGAAAGTTCTCAGAATTACATTGTCAGTTGTGAAATGGATCTTGAGTAAAGGTCCTATCACAGTCAAATTTACTTAATAATTTAAGTAATTGATTATGAATAGGTTTAAGAGTAAATTGTGTGGTATAATCAACCATTGCAATCACTCTTTCTTTCAACTCAGGATCATGAACAACTGATAGTTTCCCCAGGATCTTCTTATTATTGTCAATCAAATGACTATAATCAAGAACGATCTTAGTATAATAATTGGAGATTTCTTTAAAGAATTCCCCAGTTATTGTTCTAATATATTCAAGTGTATTCTCATTATGAGAAGCCACTGATCATAACGAAGATATAGAAGATTTTCCGTTAGGAGAACCTTTAATACTCAAGTAATGATCAGAGTTTGAATATACTGGTTTCGATAATGATAATCCATGATGATTTATAAAATCTTTTATAAATCATATCGGTATTGTATAATCCTTCCCTTTATAAGGGTTAGTTATACTACTTATATCTACATTCCGTGCATTAGTTTCCCTTTTATTAGGGGTTAATGCTCTTGTATAACTTAAAAGAGTTAATACAAGATCTGGATTGGTTTTACAAAACCTTTTCAGATAAAGGAATCTAGATGGAAAGTAATCTTTATCTAATGAAACATAGTTTGAGTTAGATTTTAATGGTTTATTACATATAAATCTAGTTATATGAAGTTTAACAACTTTCATATGCTTGATCGTATATGCCAAACCATTCTTCTCTCTCATTCTATCAATGTAATTTAAGTATTGATGAACAATAGCAAAACAATCAATTTTAAAGAGAGATTTAAGTAATCTTTCTAATATTAAATAATTGTTTTGTTTCATTGTTATTAATATTTTAAATAAAAGGGACATTCTATTTCTAGAACTCCGGGTCAGTCCATATTAGCCATATAAAGTATATATGTCTAACTTAGGGGGTCGGTAAGTTTTAGAACATTAGATTCGTTTGGTTCCGGTGTGAGATAACCTGCACTAAACGCGCAGACCCACTTTAAATCAATACGATTCATTGATCTAGGACTAATCCAATTAATTGGATTAGTGGGTTATTACCCCTTATTTTGTTATTCGAAAGAATAGCAAAATAACCCT